CTGGTGCCATTATTGTTGGCACAGGATTAAGCTGGACTGTTGGTCAAACAGCGGTTATTGCTCACGACGCCTTTAACTATGCCAACGTAACTGTTACAGCATACAACCCAACAACAGGATTGTTCTCATTCAACGTAAATAATTACGCTGGTTCGGGTGCATATCCATGGGATATTAATTTACAAGGCGCAACTGGTACATCCGGTTACAGCGGTATCTCAGGTTTCTCTGGCGACTCTGGAATTTCTGGTTACAGTGGTTTCTCAGGCACATCAGGCTTCTCTGGTAAATCTGGTTATAGCGGTATCTCAGGCTTCTCCGGCGCGTCTGGTATCTCTGGCTTCTCAGGTACATCTGGATTCTCTGGTTACTCTGGCTCTGGTCTATCAGGCTTCTCTGGCTATTCTGGATCAGGCGTAAGCGGTTTCTCTGGATATTCAGGTTATAGCGGTTCTGGTATCTCTGGTTACAGCGGTGAATCTGGTTACAGTGGTTCTGGTATCTCTGGCTTCTCAGGTTACTCTGGTGAAGTAGGTACTTCTGGTTACAGCGGTGACTCTGGCTTCTCAGGCTTCTCTGGTGACTCTGGTATTTCTGGCTACAGTGGCTTCTCTGGTGAGTCAGGCTTCTCTGGTGCATCTGGTATCTCTGGCTACAGCGGTCGATCTGGCTTCTCAGGCGCATCTGGAATTTCTGGTTACAGTGGCTTCTCAGGTTTCTCTGGCGACTCTGGTATCAGCGGTTTCTCTGGTGAATCAGGATTCTCTGGTTACAGCGGCTCTGGTATCTCAGGTTTCTCAGGCTACTCTGGTTCTGGTGTAAGTGGTTTCTCTGGCTACAGTGGCTATAGTGGATCTGGTATCAGTGGTTACAGCGGTCAATCTGGTTACAGCGGTTCTGGTATTTCTGGTTTCTCTGGTTATTCTGGACAATCTGGTATCTCAGGTTACAGCGGTTTCTCTGGTGACTCAGGTTTCTCTGGTGACAGCGGTATTTCTGGTTACAGTGGTTTCTCTGGTGATTCTGGTTTCTCAGGTATCTCAGGCTTCTCTGGTTACAGTGGTCGTTCTGGCTTCTCTGGAGCATCCGGTATCTCTGGCTACAGCGGTTTCTCAGGTGACTCTGGATTCTCAGGTGACTCTGGTATCTCAGGTTTCTCAGGTGACTCTGGCTTCTCCGGTTACTCTGGCTCAGGTATTTCTGGCTTCTCTGGCTACTCAGGTTCTGGTATCTCTGGCTTCTCTGGTTACAGCGGTTACAGTGGATCTGGTATCTCTGGTTACAGCGGTATCTCTGGTTACTCTGGCTCTGGTTTATCAGGCTTCTCTGGCTACTCAGGTATGTCTGGTATCTCTGGATACAGCGGTTTCTCAGGCGACTCAGGTTTCTCAGGTTTCTCTGGTGATTCAGGTATCTCTGGTTACAGCGGTGACTCTGGCTTCTCAGGTATCTCTGGTTTCTCTGGTCGCTCTGGCTTCTCTGGTGCATCTGGTATCTCTGGCTTCTCTGGTATCTCTGGTTACAGCGGTTTCTCTGGCGCGTCAGGTATCTCCGGTCAAGATGGTGACTCAGGCTTCTCAGGCTACAGTGGTTACAGCGGATCTGGTGTCTCAGGTTTCTCTGGCTACAGTGGTTCTGGTATAAGCGGCTTCTCTGGTACTTCTGGTTACAGCGGTTCTGGTGTAAGTGGCTACAGTGGCTTCTCTGGCTATAGTGGATCTGGTTTGTCAGGTTTCTCTGGTTACAGTGGCTCTGGTATCAGCGGTTACAGTGGCTTCTCAGGTGCATCTGGTATCTCTGGTTACTCTGGTGTATCAGGTTACAGTGGCTTCTCAGGTATATCTGGTTTCTCTGGCGCATCTGGTATCTCCGGCTACAGTGGCTTCTCTGGAATTTCTGGCGCGTCTGGTATCTCAGGCTACAGTGGCTTCTCAGGTATCTCTGGTTACAGTGGCTTCTCAGGTATCTCTGGATACAGTGGAGCGTCTGGTATCAGCGGCTTCTCAGGCTACAGTGGTTCTGGTATCAGTGGCTTCTCTGGTTACAGTGGCTCTGGTATCTCAGGCTTCTCAGGTTACAGCGGATACAGCGGTTCTGGTATTAGCGGTTACAGCGGCTTCTCAGGTATTTCTGGTTACAGCGGATTTGGTATCAGCGGTTTCTCAGGCGCATCTGGAATCTCTGGCTACAGTGGCACCAGCGGTTACTCTGGAACCAACGGTACTAACGGTACATCCGGCTTCTCTGGCTTCTCAGGTATCTCTGGCTACAGTGGTACATCTGGTTACAGCGGCTCTGGTTTATCAGGCTTCTCTGGCTACTCAGGCAGCGGTATCTCAGGTTTCTCTGGCTACAGTGGTTACTCTGGCTCAGGTATCTCTGGTTACAGCGGCTTCTCTGGTTACAGTGGTTCTGGATTGTCTGGCTTCTCCGGTTACAGCGGTTCTGGTGTATCTGGTTTCTCAGGCGCGTCAGGTATCTCTGGTTACAGCGGTGTCGCTCCAACCACAGTATCGGTAAGCAACACCACAGCAGCAACAACCTACCCAACGTTGGTGACAGGATTGACAGGTAGTCAGTCGGTATACACCAACTCTGGATTAGTATTTAACGCAACCAACGGTGCAATTACGAGCGGTATCAAAGGCGGTACGTTCTAAGTAGTTGTGCTATAATTAGGAGGTTTGTATAAACCTCTAAAGGAAAACATGAAATATAGCATCGTTATACCAACATATAACAATTGTGAGAAGTATTTAAAACCTTGTATTGAGTCGATTATCAAGTACACCGATATGACCAACGTAGAGTTGGTTGTATCGGCAAACGGATGTGTTGACAACACCAAAGCCTATTTGGATTACTTACAAACTGCTATACCTAATTTGGTGGTAGTTTGGAGCAACGAGGCGCTAGGCTTCCCAAAAGCCGTTAACAATGGCATTCGGGTGTGCAAGGGTGAAAAGATTGTATTGTTAAACAACGATACGGTGCTGTTAGAACAGCCAAAAAATAAATGGCTAGAGCGTTTAGATGTAGCTGATATTGCTGGTGTATTGACACAGTATTCAGACATTACAAAACGCAAGTTTATTGTGTTTTTCTGTGTGATGATTGATGTTAAAGTATTTCAAAAAATTGGATTACTAAACACAGAATACGGCACTGGCGGATGCGATGATATTGAGTTTTGCATGTTGGCACAAGATGCTGGTTTTGAATTGGTAGATGTGGGTTACAAAGGTGACTTTCCGATTTGGCATGAAGCAGAAGGCACCATGCACGATGAAAGCCTAATTCAAAAGTGGAAAGAAAAGTTTTTGCTAAACGAGTTGCGTTTGGCTAAGAAGTACAACAGAGATTGGTATTACTGGCGCCTGTCAAACAACTACGAGCGAGCCGTTTTTCTAAAGGGTGACGAGGTTTTTCCAAGAGAAACACAGCGCTATGAGTGGGCAGCACGTAATATTTTTGGCAACAAGCTGTTAGAAATTGGTTGTTCTACCGGTTATGGTACACAGTTTTTTGCACCACGCATTCAGTATTTAGGTTTGGATTATGACCCGATTATTGTTGATGTGGCGCGTGATCAGAAGTGGGGTGATAACTGTCAGTTTGATTGGGCAGATATTAACAGCTACGAGTTGGAGCATTACGACACTATTTTGGCGTTTGAAGTGATTGAGCACCTTGACAATGGTTTAGAAGTTGTTGAAAAGCTCAAGAAGCACTGCAGGCGTTTGTTGATTACGGTGCCACACAACGAGCCAAAAGGCTTTTGGGGTGAACACCATAGGTTGCATGGATTAAACGAGAGTCATTTCCCTGGCTTTCAGTTTACTTACATCAGCCACAACGGCAACATTTCACACGACATGGTGCCAGTAAGCAACGACAACATTAGCAACTTGATGATCTGCAGGTGGGACAATGAGTAAGGTTCTATGCTCGGTAGCAACAAGAGGGCGCTACCATACAACCTTGCCCTTGGTATTAAACGCTATTATTAATCAGACCAAGCCAGTGGATCGGCTGATTATATTTGATGATAATGACGAACCGCAAGACATGCGAAAAGAGATGATTTATTCGTACTTTTTTCAGATGTTAGATTTAAAGGCAATTAAGTGGGAATGGCGGTATGCTGGCAAAAAAGGCCAACATCACATTCACCAACAAGCCAATGACATTGCAGTAAACGAGGGTTACGAGTGGGTGTGGCGTTGTGATGATGATGCTATCCCCGAGCCTAATGTGTTAAGAAGTTTATACTTACATGCACTTAGTAACGTTGGAGCAATTGGAGGGGCGGTTTTAACACCGCCAAATATATTTGAAAATGTTAACTCAACTGGTAAAATTGATCACATTGATAGTGAGCCCAATATCCAATGGAGCCCTATTCCAATGGTTAGGGAAGTTGAACATTTACACTGCACTTTTTTATACCGTGCTGGTGTGCACAACTTTAATACTGGTCTTTCACGGGTAGCACATCGGGAAGAAACGCTGTTTACATACGGCTTGCATCAAAAAGGTTATAAGGTTTTAGCAGTGCCAAACGCAACAACGTGGCACATGAAGAACCCGCAAGGTGGTATTCGTAGCGAGACTAACGCCGAGTTGTATACGCACGATGAGCAGATTTTTAGAAACTACTTGGCTTGTCGTGATAAGACGATAGTGGTTTTAAATTGCGGTATGGGCGATCACATTGTGTTTAGCCACATATTGCCGCAGTTAAAAGACCCGATGGTGTTTACTTGCTACCCAGATATTATTCCTGGCAAGTCGATTGGTGAAGCAAAACAGTTGTTTGGTGACATTGACAACTGGAGCATCTATAAATGGATGGCGCATCGCAAGTGGACTGATAGTTTGGAAGATGCGTTTCGGGGGATGTACTTATGATTATCATAGCCCCATTTGCGCAAAAGTTAAGAACGGGCGCGTTAAACCCGAAGAACTATCCGCTAACGTATTGGAAACAGCTTGTTGAAATGATTGACGAGCCAATTATCCAAGTTGGCGTTGAAGGTGAAGAACAACTGGTAGATAACTTTGTGAAGAACATGAGTTTGCCAAGGTTGCGTGAGATGTTGCAAGAATGCCGTACTTGGATTGGTGTTGATAGTTTCTTTCAGCATCTTGCATGGGACGAAGGCAAACAAGGCATAGTATTGTGGGGGCCATCTGATCCGTTGATCTTTGGACACCATGAGAACATTAATTTATTAAAAGACCGATCACACTTGGTGCCAAACCAATTTATCTGGTGGGAAGCAACACCCCACAGCAACGATCGGTTTGTTGAACCACAAATAGTATTAGAACATTTACGGAAATAAAACATGGCACAATCCGGATACACACCGATTTCGTTTTACTACAGTACCACTGCAGCGGCTCAACCTACTGCTGGTAACTTAGTAAACGGCGAAATTGCGATCAATACCGCCGACGGGGTGATCTACTACAAAAACACAGGCGGCACAGTGGTGCCTCTGTCTTTTGGTTCTGCTGCTGTCTCTTGGCAGTCTGTACAAGCTTCTAACTTCGCAGCAAGTGCTGGTAAGGGCTATCCAGTTAACACCACATCTGCTGGCGTTACGGCTACTCTACCAGCTTCCCCAACCGCTGGTCAGGCTGTTGGGTTTGTGGATTATGCTGGTACTTTTGCTACATATAATTTAACAATTAATCCAAATGGTAGCAAGATATTGGGTGCTACTGGTAACGTGATTGTAACGACTAATAGAGAATCTTTGTTGTTTGTCTATGTTGACTCTACCAAAGGCTGGTTGCCTTACGCTGGTTTCTTGGGCAGCAACCCAGCACCCGCAACCTACACAGCAAGTTACTTAATTGTTGCTGGTGGTGCTAGTGGTGGATCTAGGGTTAATCGTGGTGGCGGTGGCGGTGGCGCTGGCGGTTTGTTAACCGGAACAGCATCTTTAACCCCAGGGTCGGTTTATACTGTAACTGTCGGTGGAGGCGGAGCTTCTGTAAACGCAGGAACTACAGGAAACCCCGGTAACAATTCATCTTTAACTGGTCAAACAACCGCATTAGGTGGCGGATATGGTGGATTTAGTTCTGGTGGTAGTGGTGGATCAGGTGGCGGCGGTTCTGGTAACATTGATCCTGGTGGCACTGGCACAGTTGGTCAAGGAAATAATGGTGGCACGGGTTCTAGTAATGCAGGTCCTACTTTTGGTGGTGGCGGCGGAGGTGGTGCTAGTGCTGTTGGTTCTGATGGGACAAGTGGTGCAGGTGGTAATGGTGGCGCAGGAACTGCATCCTCCATCACTGGATCATCTGTAACATATGCTGGTGGCGGTGGTGGTGCTGGTGGCTATGATCCAAATAGAACTGGTGGAGGCGGTCCTGGTGGTAGTGGAGGTTCTGGTGGTGGTGGCGCAGGTGGTGCAGCAGGTGCTTCTTCTGGTTCAAATGGAACTACTAACACAGGTGGTGGTGGCGGTGGTGCAGATAATTCTACCACTGGCGCTGGCGGATCAGGCGTAGTCATTATATCTGTACCAACAGCCAACTACTCAGGCACTACAACTGGATCACCTACCGTGACCACAAGCGGATCGAACACGATCATCAAATTCACAGCATCTGGCTCCTATACTGCTTAATTAACGGAATATACTTATATGGCACAAAGCGGTTACACACCCATTTCGTTGTATTACAGTTCTAGCACTGGTACATCACCAACAGCTGGCAACATGGTTGCTGGCGAGTTGGCAATCAACACAGCTGATGGTATTTTGTTTTACAAGAACCCTAGCAACGTAGTTACCCCACTGTCTAGCTCGGGTGGCTCGCTTTCTTGGCAGGCAGTTCAGTCTGCCAACTTCACAGCGTCTGCTGGTAATGGCTACTATGTCAACACGACTTCCGCAGCCATCACAGTAACGCTGCCTGCATCTCCAACTGCAGGCCAATTCATTGCGCTCGTTGACTATGCTGGCACGTTTGCTACAAACAACTTAATTATTAATCCTAACAGCAATAAGTTTTTAGGATCAACATCCAGTGTTAAACTGACTACTAACCGTGAAGCAGTGGCTATTTTCTATGTGGATTCTACTCAAGGCTGGTTAATTTATGACGGCTTTAACGCTAGTATCCCAGCTGCAACAACTTACTCAGCAAGCTATTTAGTTGTAGCTGGTGGAGCTGGCGGTGGTGGAGAAATTGGTGGTGGTGGTGGAGCTGGCGGTATGCTTACCGGCACAGCAACATTTACTCCAGGTGTTACTTACACAACCACAGTAGGTGCTGGCGGCGGTGGAAATTCTGCTGGTTCTGCATCATCTTTAACTGGTTCAGGATTAACTTCAATAACTACAGTTGGTGGTGGTCAAGGCGGTGCAGGTTATGGAAATGCGCAAACCCCTGGCTCCGCTGGAGGATCAGGTGGTGGTGGAGGAAACGGTCCAGTGGCTGGTGGTAGTGGAACATCCGGCCAAGGCAACAATGGTGGTGTTGGTGGTTATAATGGCCCATCATCTTACCCATCTGGTGGTGGTGGCGGAGGTAAAGGTGCTGTAGGCTCAGGTGGTAGTGGAAATAATGGTGGTGCTGGCGGCGCTGGCGGCGCTTCATCAATTACCGGCTCGTCAGTAACTTACGCTGGCGGTGGCGGTGGTGGTGGAGATGGTTCTGGTGGTAGCGGTCAAGCGGGTGGCGGTAATGGTGGCGGTCCTGGTGGTAGCGGTGGTAGTGCTTCTGCTAATACAGGTTCTGGCGGTGGCGGCGGAGGTACAGGTGCCTCACCTGGTTCAGGCGGTTCAGGCGTAGTCATTCTATCCGTACCAACTGCTAATTATTCTAATACTACAACCGGCAGCCCAACTATCACAACATCAGGCAGCAATACAATTATCAAATTCACAGCATCAGGCACTTATACTGCTTAACTAACGGAATATATTTCAATGGCACAATCAGGCTACACACCTATTTCGTTGTACTACAGCACGACTGCGGCGGCAACACCGAGTTCTAGCAACTTGACAAACGGCGAGTTGGCGATCAACATCACCGACGGCATCTTGTACTACAAAAACTCTAGCGGCACTGTGGTGCCCCTGACTAGCTCGTCTGGTGGCATTACTTGGCAATCTGTCCAGTCTGCCAACTTCACCGCTACGGCTGGTAACGCGTACCCTATTGACACAACCTCGGCAGCCATCACAGTAACGCTGCCCGCGAGCCCAACCTCTGGTCAGCTGATTGGATTGTTAGACTACGCTGGCACGTTCGCTACCAACAACGTGGTGGTTAATCCCAACGGTAACAACCTGAACGGCGCAACAACTAGCGTTAAGCTTGACCAGAACAACGAAGGCATTACGTTTGTTTATAGTGGTGCTACACAGGGCTGGGTGTCCTACTCGAGTTATAAGGCAATCACACCGCCTTCCGCCTTCTCGGTGAACTACCTGATTGTTGCTGGTGGTGGATCGGGAGGTTCTGTTCAAGGCGGTGGTGGAGCAGGTGGTTTACTATCTGGCTCTGGCTTATCTGTTGATAAGACATCCACCTACACTGTAACTGTCGGTGCTGGTGGTGCTTCAACATCATCAAGCACTGGTGGTAACAACGGAACAAACTCATCGTTCAGTGCCTATGGTACTGCCGCAGTTGGCGGCGGTGGAGGTGCTGGTGGTGGCCCTACTGGGCCATATTCTGGCGGTTCAGGCGGTGGCGGTGGTTATGGCACAGGGCAATCAACAGGTGCAAGTGGCACAAGCGGTCAGGGAAACAAAGGTGGTGATGGCCCTACAGGTGGTGGTGGAGCAAACTTATACGCTTGTGGTGGCGGAGGTGGCTCTAGTGCTGTTGGTGGAAATTTTAGTGGGACAACTGCTGGTAATGGCGGTGCTGGCACAGTATCATCAATATCTGGCTCTAGCGTAACCTACGCTGGCGGTGGCGGTGGTGGTGTAAACCCTGGTGGCACAGCTGGCTTAGGCGGTGCAGGCGGTGGTGGTAATGGTGGTATAAATACTTCATCATTAGCAACAGCAGGAAGTGCAAACACTGGTGGCGGTGGTGGCGGTGGTGGTTACCCATCAGGCGCAGGCGGATCTGGTACCGTGATCGTATCCTACGCTGACACTGTCCAGCAGATGGCGGGCGGTTCGGTTACGAGCAGCGGTGGCAACATCATCCACACGTTCAACTCGAGCGGATACTTAACGCCACTGACCTATGTTGGCAACTCAGTAAGACTGCGTGGTTCAGCTAGTGCTTATTTGAATCGTACAAACTCAACGGCAGGAAACACATCAACCTGGACATGGAGTGCATGGGTTAAGCGTGGGTCTTTAGGTAGTGGTACATATCCTTTGTTTACATCTTATATTGATACAGCAAATTACAGCGTTATTGACTTTTCTAATGATATAATTCGTGTTATAAATAACACAACTACTAGTGGTGAACAAGGAATCAATACAACTGCTGTATTCCGTGATCCAGCTGCTTGGTATCATATTGTTGCTTCTTCTACAGCATCTTCTGTTCCAAAGTTATATATAAACGGTGTTCAAGTAACCGCGTTTTCTAGTAGCACATCTGTTACTGGTGCTTGGAAATTTGCTTCTACAAATCCAATTTGGCTAGGTAGAGAGCAGTACGGCGCATCAAATAATTACTTCGACGGCGAAATGGCCAACGTTCAGTTCATCGACGGCCAAGCTCTAACGCCTAACAGCTTCGGTAGCTTTAACTTGTACGGTGTCTGGCAGCCAATTAGCTACGGTGGAACGTATGGCACAAACGGCTTCTACTTGCCGTTTAGCAACACCACGTCTACAACCACACTGGGCTATGACACATCAGGCAACTCGAACAACTGGACATGTAATAATATCAGCCTAACCGCTGGTAGTACGTATGATGCCATGACCGACAGCCCAACGCTGACCAGCACAACGGCAGCGAACTATCCTACTTGGAATCCATTAGCAACAACATACTATGGTGTTCCGACGTTTAGTAACGGCAACTTGACAACATCAGCAACAAGTAGCGGTGGTGTTTCAGCAACAACAATGTACTACCCATTGACAGGTAAGTTTTACAGTGAATTTACAGTAACTTCTGGCGGTTCAATGACCATTGGTTTAATGAATTCATCAAGAAGCAAGACTATTGAGTATGTTAACAATGGAAATATTACCGCTGGTGGTTCTACTGTAGTAACTGGCGCATCATACACAACGGGTGATGTGCTTGGTATGGCTGTAAGCTGTGATGGTCAAACTGTTACATTCTATAAAAACAACGCAAGTCAAGGAACAGCAAACTTCTCATCTGCTCCGTTAGTATTAGGTGATATTGTCGCTCAAGCATATTGTAGTGGCACTTCAACAATATGGAATGCAAACTTCGGTCAGCAACCATTTGCCTATACCGCACCATCCGGCTTCCTAGCCCTTAACACCTACAACATGTAAGGAATACATCATGGCAACAACATACGCAATTCCGAACGGTCGGACGGTAATGGATGCAACGCTGTTTACCAGCACGGGAACAACTCAAACTATTACCAACAATGATAACGGCACAACTGGATTTAAACCTGATTTATTGTGGGTCAAATCACGAAGTGTTGCTGACGACAACATTTTGAATGATTCAGTTAGAGGTGTAGCAAATTATTTGGTATCAAACACTACTGCCGCGGAGGTAAATAAACCGACATACTTAACCTCATTTAATTCCGACGGTTTTAGCATTGGAACTGGTAATTTTACAAATGGAGTCACATTAGTTGCGTGGCAATGGCAAGCGGGACAAGGCACAAACACTACTAATACAGCTGGTTCTTTAACATCTACAGTAAGCGTTAATCAAACCGCTGGATTTAGCATAGTCACATTTACAAAAACAGCTACAACAAGTCAAACAATAGGTCATGGTCTGGGTATTGCTCCTAGTTTTTATGTTGTAAAAACAAGGCAATCAAGCGGATATACGAGCTGGGCTGTTTATCATTCATCTATTGGTGCTGGAAATTATTTAGAACTTAATTCAACGGCTGCATCTGCATCAAGCTCAACAATTTGGAACAACACATCTCCAACTTCTAGTGTGTTTAGTATGGGTACTGCTTGGACAGCAACTCAAAACATGGTTGCATACTGCTGGGCACCTGTCGCTGGCTTCTCGCAGTTTGGTAGCTACACAGGCAACAACTCTGCTGATGGACCGTTTATCTACACTGGGTTTAGACCTAAGTTTATTTTATTTAAATTATCATCTGGAGGTCTTTCTGATTGGACAATTATTGACACATCAAGAGACACTTACAACACTTGTGTTGATAGATTAAACCCAAATACCAGTGCAGCTGAATCAACCGGCTATAATGTTTGCGACATTCTATCCAATGGTTTTAAACTAAGAAGTGCGATCGGAGATTGGAACGTTTCAGCAACCTACATCTACGCCGCATTTGCCGAAAACCCATTCAAATACGCCAACGCACGTTAATGCTATAATCCCCAATTTAACAAACAGGAAACACAAACTATGTCCCATTATGCAAAAGTTAACAACGGTAAGGTAGAACAAGTGATTGTTGCCGAGGCCGATTTTTTCAACCACTTCGTAGACTCCTCGCCGGGTCAGTGGATCCAGACCTCATACAACACCCGTGGTGGCAAACACTATGGCCAAGATGGTCAGCCTAACGGCGGCACCGCCCTGCGTGGTAACTACGCTGGTATTGGCTACACGTACGATGCACAGAACGACGTATTCTACGCACCACAGCCATTCCCAAGCTGGACTATCTCTGCGCCTGATTGGACATGGACTGCACCTACTCCTTACCCACAAGACGGTAAGCAGTATCAGTGGGATGAGGCAACTCTTAACTGGACGGAAATCGCAATCTAATGTCTGAACTGATTGATAAGAACGAGGCAGCCCTATCTGCCCACGAACAAATCTGTGAAGTACGCTATGAGGCCATCTGCGCCAGACTAAAACGTCTAGAGCAAATTCTGATTGGCTCTGCAGGTTTTATTATGGTTACCCTGATTGCCATTGTAACGAAGATACACTAATGTTTGGTATTGACGACATCGTTAGCGCTGGTCTGAAGATCATCGACAAGGTGATCCCCGACCCTGCCCAAAAGGCACAAGCCCAGTTAGAGCTTGCCAAACTGGCTCAAGAAGGCAAGCTGGCAGACATCCAAGCTGACATTACGGAAGCCCAAGAGCTTACCAAACGGCTACAAGCTGATACAACAAGCGACTCTTGGCTGGCTAAAAACATCCGCCCTATGACGCTGATTGCCATTCTGACTGGCTATTTTATCTTTGCCAGCTTATCGGCTGCCAAGATTGAAGTCAATTCAGAATACGTTCAGCTACTCGGCCAGTGGGGTATGCTGATTATGTCCTTCTACTTTGGTGGCAGGACACTAGAAAAGATAATGAACAAGTAACACCCCAATTTGCGCTATCATAGCGTAGAGTAAGGAGCGAAAATGAAAAGATTTATAGCAGTATCAATGTGGTTGTTGGGCATTGCGGCAGCAATCCACTTT